GTAGCGTGCCCTGTCGTGCCCTGTCGTGCCCTGTCTAACTGGTGAAAATCTGGAACTCATTATTAAGGGATGAATTGTTATTTTGGTAGGTTGTTGAATTTATAGAGTATTTTAGATTGAACTATAATTTTGTAGTTACTCTGCAACACGCTGCAATTCGTAAACATCTCGCGCAAACTACTGAATCTCTAGGGCACTCTAGAGTATTTCTGAGTATAATCATATAGTTAGGTAGGTTATAGAGTTAGCTAATAGATAAGGATCGCGCATGGTACGGGCGGGCAGGAGACCACCCCCCCTCCCCCCTATATATACTAATTCATAAACATTTTTAGCTATTTTCAAATGTAAAGTAGGGGTCACTGAGACTCTAGAATCGCTATAGCGTAACCACAACCACGGTATAGACTCTAAAAACCTCAAAAAAGGAGGTTGTTCTTTTTGTTTGTTTACTAAGAACGATAAAGATTTAGGGCGGGTTTCTAAAATACTCTATATAGCTATGTAACCTCGGGGGTTACAACTCTATTATAGGGGTGATTTGAGCTTTTGTCAAGTTTTTTATCAAAACTACTTGACAGATCTGAAATACAACCCTATAATAGTAAAGAATGAAAACAAATAAACAATTAACAACTAAGCAAGAGAGTTTTCTAGAGAACTTGATTGTGACTGGGGGTGATCCTAGAAAAGCTGCTGAGCTTTCTGGCTATACTACGCATTGGCACGTAGTTAAATCGTTGAAAAATGAGATTATAGATATGGCTTCGACCATTCTAGCTCAATCAGCGCCACAAGCCGCACAGAAACTCGTAGATGTTATGGAATCTAATGAGCCTATCCCCCAAGCAAACATGAGAGTTCAGGCAGCACAAACTATTCTAGACCGTGTGGGCCTTGGAAAGAAGGACACAATAGATGTTAAACATGAAGTAATGGGAGGTGTCTTTATATTACCCGCTAAAGAGGAGATTATCATTGAGGCGTAAAAAGGGAAAGATTCCTTTTGGCTTTAGAGAAATAAAAGAAGGCTCTAAAGACTTAGAAGAAATACCGGAAGAGATAGCAGCACTAGAAGATATTAAAGATTTAATAGACGAAGGTGCTATTTCATTACGGGATGGAGCAGCTTGGATTGGTTTTAAGACAGGTCGTAAAATTAGTCATCAAGGATTAAAGAATGTCATTAAAGAACGCTACCAAGCCTAATTGGGAGCTACATCCAGAAAATTATGCGACAGATGATTCTGGAGAGTTTATATTAAAGAAAGATGGAACACCTCGTAAGCGTTCTGGTCGTGCGAAAGGTTCTAAAGGTAGGGGTTATAACTACCATAGTACAACAAAAGCACGTATAGAAGCTAAAAGAGCGATAAGAAACAAACAAAAAAGAATCAATTCTGTTGAAACAAAGCTTCAAAACCAACGTAAAGCACTTAAAAACTCTAAAGAACTCTTAAACAAACTTGATAACAAAACAACAAAAAAAGGACAAGTTATAACAGATGATGCGTTAGATAGCGCACCTAAAGCGGTACAAGGCGAAGTTAAAGACAATATAGTTTTTAGGCCAAATGATGGGCCGCAAACAGATTTTTTAGCGGCACCCGAAATAGATGTACTTTATGGCGGTGCGGCAGGAGGAGGAAAGTCTTACGCAATGTTGGTAGATCCTTTGAGATATGCCCATAGAGCGGCTCACAGGGCTTTAATATTAAGAAGGTCAATGCCAGAACTTCGAGAGCTTATCGATAAATCAAGAGAACTTTATCCACAAGCTTTCCCCGGATGCAAATTTAGAGAGGTAGAGAAACTTTGGAATTTTCCAAGTGGCGCAAAAGTAGAGTTTGGATTTTTAGAACGAGACGCAGATGTTTATCGTTATCAAGGCCAAGCTTATTCATGGATAGGGTTTGACGAGATTACACACTTACCCACAGAATTTTCTTGGAACTACTTGGCATCACGATTGCGTACAATAGATTCAGAGATAACACCTTACTTACGCTGTACGGCGAACCCCGGAGGTGTAGGCGCACATTGGGTAAAGAAACGATATGTGACATCTGCACCACCAAACGAATCTTTTGAAGGTAATGATGGTCTAACACGAAAGTTTATTCCTGCAAGGTTACAGGATAATCCGTATCTTTGTCAGGATGGACGTTACGAACATATGTTACAAGCCTTGCCAGAAGTGCAACGAAAACAGCTTCTGGAAGGTAATTGGGATGTAGCAGAAGGCGCAGCATTTGTAGAGTTTGATTTAGACAGACATGTTGTTCTACCTTTTGATATTCCTTTAGGATGGGAACGAACAAAAGGAATTGATTATGGTTATGCTTCCGAAAGTGCTTGTATATGGGGTTCTGTTGATCCTACAGATGGCACTTTAATAATTTATAGGGAGCTTTATCGAAAGAATTTAACGGGTGTTGACTTAGCGCATATGATTACTCATATGGAAGTTCAAGACCCTTATAGTGTTCAAGGCGTATTAGATACATCGGCTTGGGCAAGAACCGGAACTACGGGGCCAACTGTAGGGGAAACTCTACAACGTGCAGGTCATAAGCTTCGTAGGGCCGATAAAAATCGTATTCAAGGGAAAATTCAAATTCACGAATACCTTCGAGTTCAGCAAAGCGGAAGGCCACGATTGCAAATATTTAACACTTGCCCTAACCTGATACGCGAACTTCAAGGCATTCCTTTAGATAAGAATAATCCTGAAGATGTCGATACACATGCCTCAGATCACGCTTATGATGCGTTGCGATATTTAATTATGTCGAGGCCAAGAGTAAATGATCCTTATAGTCAATTAAAACATTTACATTTACAACAGGCTTATACGCCTTCTGATACAACATTTGGATACTAAATAGGAGAGAAAATTATGGCGAATCCAGTAGTAGATATTAGAGACACAGGAAGGAACTCTGCAAAGACAGGTGATGTGCGATTACTCGCTGATCATATGCCCTTTTCGTGGACTTCAGTAACCACAGGTACAATTGCTGTTACCGCAGCCGCAAATACTGATGCTTCATTTACGCAACCAGCAGATACAATTTTAAGAAACTTAATTGCAATCCCCGCAGGTAATATTGTTACCGCAGGAGCTTCAGGCGATGACGTAGACTTTTCGTTAGGAACGTCTTCGGGTGGAACTCAAATCATTGCAACCGAAGCAATTCTAGACGATGGCGGCTCAGCAGTTACGTGGTCAGCTAATGCACCTTTGTATCTTATTCAAGATTCTCATGGTCACGCAGCTAATCAGTTTGTTAGCACTTCAACGACAGCGGGTGTTGTCGGAGGTCCTGCAACTTCAGAAGCAATTGTAATTGCTGCGACTTTGTATACAGCTTCTTCAAGAACTCTGTATACACGACTAACACCTTTAGCTAATGACTTAGCAACTGCTGCAACGACAGTAACTTACTTAGTTCAGTTTCTGCATTTGGGTGTTCTACCTACTGATGGAGTTGTATTTAATGCCTAGAAAAAAACGAGTTAAATATAGTAATGGTGGTTTAGCTATTCAACGGCATGTTAATATTGCTGGAATGGATACAACATTAGATACACGAGTAGGACTAGCTCCTGAAACTGGAAAGCCTGTGGGATCTGTTGGAGTTCAAGTTCCTAGTCGTGGTCTTCATTCTGAAGTTTATGGTGATCTAGGTGGACCTCAACACGTAACTACAAGTGTACAAGATACGTTTGGTATTGGCGGCACAACGGTTGGTAGAGTTAATTTAGATACTAATAAGTATACTATTATGCATCATAGAGATATTAAATCATTAGATGCAGGATTAACAGTTTTTGGTGGTACTGAAGAAGACTCCAAAGGTACTTTTGGTTTTGAATTATCTTTACCTTTTGGTAACTAAAAGAGATTTTAATACATGGCTGAAGAAAACGAAGAAAACTCGCTAACAGCTAACGATCTTTATTTTAAAGACGTAGAAAACGAGCATGGTAAGGAACTCAATCTTGAGGAAACCTTGCGTAATAAGCTTGTTGCTCTACTTTCAGATCGTTATAGTTCTGCACAATCTGCAAGAGATAACGACGAAAGCCGTTGGCTAAATTCTTACCATAATTACCGTGGGCTTTACGGAAAGCAGATACGTTTTCGTGAGTCTGAAAAGTCTAGAGTTTTTGTAAAAATAACTAAGACAAAAGTTCTTGCTGCTTTTGGACAATTAGTAGATGTTGTATTTGGTGGTAATAAATTTCCTATTGGTGTATCCGAAACAAAAATGCCGGAGGGGATTGAAGAACACGCTAACTTCAATCCTTCTCTGGAAACTTCTCCACCAACTATGGAAGGAACAGAAGTAGAAGAAGAAGAAGAAAGTCCTTTTGATGTGGGT